AAGAAGGCGAACTGCCGGCGGAACGTGTCGCCGCGATACGGCGTGAGTGGATAGGTAAACATTCGCTCCCCTTATGGCAACGTCACGCCGAGCAGCCGCAGCAATAGGATCACAATCACGAGCACGCCGACCACGCGCACGACGACTTTAATCGGCGCCGGCATCGGGATCATGGACTCGACCAAATAGATGATCACGCCGACGATGACCACGGCGAACAGGATGCTGATCATTCGGACGGCCCAAACCTTTCCGTAAATTCTTCCGCGCTGATCACCTCGACCGGCGCGCCCGTGTAGCGGCTACTGATCACCCAGTCGCCGACGTGCAGCGGATATACCTGCCCGCCGACATACACGCGCGCGTCGCCCTCCGCAAACATCGGCGGGAACGGATCGATCGTCGCGCCCACGGGCAGCGGCTGCCCGCTCACATATTGCTCCGCGTAAATCTTCAGCGGGCGTTCGGTGTGTTGCTGTTGCGCGCCTTGCGGCGGATACGGTGCAGCCATTATTGAATCCAGAACGCGAGGTTGACGATCATGTTCACGGGGCCGACCGGCCACGGCGTGCCGGCGATGTCGCGCAACACGCGGAGATACGTCGTGCCGGCGCCCGCCAGCGCGACACCCGTGCCGATCGCCGGCCCGGTATAGGGCACCGGCCCGCCCACGTCCTTCGCCGTGACGCCGCACGGATGATAAATCCGCAAGGCCGAGGTCGCCGCCCCGCTCAGGTCCGTGCCGTAGAGATACACGACCAGCTGCACCAGCTTCGCCGTGATGGTGTAGCTATACGTAATCTGATGCCCCGCCGAGACGGTCCACACCCCGGCTTCGGGGCCATAATTCGCCGCGCTATACGCCACATCCACGCGCGTGCCAACCAGCGCATCGATCGGATTGAGCAGCACGGTATTGATCGCCGCCTTATTCCAGAGCGAGCCGATAAGGTTCGAGCCGTCATCATCAACCAGCGCATTCCACGGGGCACGATCAATCGCCATCAGGCGTCCGCCTTTCGGATGAGCATTTGCAAGATCGCCTCGAACGATTGGCGCGCGGAGCTCGCCGTCACCGTGAACTTGGGCAGCAAGCCTTTGATGCCCAGCTCCGAGATCGTCACGTCCTGAATCGTCAGGGCTTCATGGATGGCCGGTGAGACGAGCGCGATCGTCGCCGTCTTGCCGCTTTTCGTTTTCAAGTCGCGCGTCGCATAGGTGACCGTGACGAGCGGCCGGCCATAGAGCGCGAGCTGGGCATCGCACACTTGAATCAAGGACGCTTCGGTGCGCCGCTCGTCGCTCCAGATGTGTTCGTACACGCCGTCGCCGCTGCCGTCGAGCGCCGCCATCGCGGCTTGCGCGGCCGTGTCGTCGCGTTGCACCCAGACGTGCACGGGCGCGCCGCGGAGGATCTGTTCGAGGATCCCCGTCACGCCGACCAGCGCGGGCGCGACGGTAATCGTGCTGTTGTAGCTGACACTCGCGACGAGTGACCCCGGCCCCGTGGCGGGAATGCCGGTCAGCGCGTTCGCGCTTTTCCCCGTGTAGCGGATGACCTGCTCGCCGTTGCCCACCACCGCCCAACCGCCGGAGGCCGAGAAGGCCGCCGGGTTCGCCACAATGATCTCCGTCACGCCTGCTGGCACTTGCCCGTTCGGCTGCGTCAGGCTCGACGTGTCCGTGACGGGCGGCGCCGCGCCCAGCACGCTATCGAGGGCCGCGTCCGTGTAGATCGTGGTGGTGTTGTCGCCGAGCGTCGCGAGGAGGCGCAACGCCGACAGGCCCGAGGCCGTGCGATAGAGCTTCCGCCCCGTCACGGCGGACGCGCCGAGCGGGACCGTCACGCGCACCTGTCCCGCGATCGCCGTGTTCGTCGCCGGCAGATGCGCGCCCAGCGCACTGTTCGCGATCGTGTCCGTGTAGGTCGTGGCGGTATTGTTCGCGATCGTCGCCACGAGCCAGATGCCGCCGCTCGCGTTGAACTGGCGATAGAGCCGGCGCGCCGTCACATTCGACGGCCCCGTGGGAATCGTCGCGATCGGCACCGTCTGGTAACTTGTGCCCGCGATGACGGCGGTATTCGTGCTCGACGGCGGAATCGCGTCGAGGGTTTCTTCGCCATCGGCCCATTGCGTCAGGGACGCCGGCACCACATACGACCCCTGAAACGCGCCGTTGCGATACTGGTAAATCCGCTTCCCCGTCACGGCCGGATCCGGCGACACCTGCGAGCCGGTCAAGATGATCCCCCGCACATAGGGCGCGCCGTAGACCGTATCGATCACCGCCGTGACGGGATTCGAGAGCCCGCTCGCCGTCGTCACGCCGGTCGCCGTGATAAACGCATAGCGGAACGTCATCACACTGCCGGCCGGGTAATCGAGATGCGCCGAGAGCCCGTTCTCGCCGTTCTGGCCGTGCATGGCCGTGGTCGGGGCCGGCACGACGCGATTCGCGCTGGTGGTTACCGACGCACTGAGCGGCGCGCCCGTGGTTTCCCCCGCCGCCGTCACGAACGTCACGGAGTAGGCATGGGATCCCGCATCGACCGCGCCGCCGGCCGTGGGCGCGCCGGGGGTGACGGAGGCGGCGGGTATCGGCACCGGCCCCACGGTGATGGCGTTCGTGGGACTGATGAGGGACTCGCCCGCCGCCGTCACGAACGTGTAGCCGTAGCCGTGGGCGCCCCAGTCCATCCCGGAGCCGTCGAGCGGCGCGAGCACGGGCGGGGCACTGGGCGCCGCGCCCGGTCCCACAAGGCCACCGCCACCACCGAGCTGGACGCCCGTATAGGTGAGAATCCGCGCCGCCGCCGCCTCTGGTGACAGGCCCGCGATCGCCTTGCCCCCTGCTGGGTTAAACATCGTCGCGTCGCGCACCGGCACGAGATCCGTCGCCGCCGCGATCGTCGTCGCGATCTGCGTGCTCGCGCCCTTGCCATAGACGCGCGTGCGGACCTGCGACTTGTCGATCGCCCACGTGATCGCCGGATCATGCAGGAAGCGGCCCGGGGTGTCGTCAATCGGATCGGGCGCGCCGCCCGGAGGCGTGGTGAAGAAGTAGAGGGTCTTCTGTTCAAAAAACCAATAGGCGCCGATCAGCTTCGCGAGCGCCGTCAGGCAGCCTTTCATGCCGCCTTCGGATCCGTCGAACGTGATCGTCACGGGCGGCAGGCCGAGCTGCACGCCGGCCGGCGAGAAGCCCGGGGCGAACGTGGTGATCAGGGTTTGCGCCACGGTCGTGGCCGAGACGTTGACGAAGGGCATCAGCGGGCGCCGCCGGTTCGCCCGCGCCGTATCGTCAATCGCCGTCACCGGATGCACGACGGTCGTCGGCCGGCCCTTGTAGGTCTTCTCCACGGTCTGGAGTTCGCCGTTGAAGAGCAGGACCGGCGCGTTGCTGTTCACCCACACTTCGATCGGCGTGCCCACGGAGGGCGCGGCGCCATAGAGCGTCAGCGCGCAGGTGTTCGGCTCGTCATACACGCGATCCTGAATCGTCATCGACTTGTAGAGCACGCGCACCGGGGCATCCGGTGTCGTAATGTCGACGCCGCCGAGGATGATCCGAATGTGCGTGGGGCGATCGCTCATCGCATCCGCCGGGAGATACCCCAAGCGGAAGTTATTCAGGCGGGTATTCGGGCCGAGGACGGCGGGCATCAGCGGCACGCGGTCATCTCCAAGGGGAGGACGCGTTGCTGGCAGCGGGTCGCCGCTATCTCGCAATACCGTTCCTCAATCTCGATGCCAATCGCGCGCCGTTGCAGGTTCTTCGCCGCTTGGAGCGTGGTGCCGCTGCCACAGAAGGGGTCGAGCACCGTCTCGCCCCAGCGGGACGCGAGCAGGACCGCCCACGTCATCCACGGATACGGCTTTGGCGTGGGATGGTCCACGTTATCAGCGGTCGATGATGACCAGATCCCTGTCGGCTTCGCGCCTTTATGGAGGTCTGGCGCGCTGCCGTAGAGCGCGCAGAAGACAAAGTTCTGAAATCCCCAACAGGATCGACCAGACCCGGCTGGGAGAAACACGCCACCCACGGCTTGATAGGGCGGAAGGGATTGCAGACCGGTCCCGCACGTAAACACCACGCCACGACGCACGCGCGTGAGGGCGAGTGTAAGCGCGGGGATCACAATCGCCTGAAAATTCTCCGCCGAGTCCTCATAACTCGCGAATCGGCCACGAGCCAGCCCATGCCCCGCGCCACGCTGATCCCCCGTGCCAATGTTCACGCCGTAGGGCGGATCCGTAATCAGCACATCAGCGGTCAGGTCCGGCAGGATCTCCCGGCAATCGCCGTGGTAGATCGTGACGCCGTCCTCGCAGTAATAAGGCGTGGGCATTAGTTCACCAGCGATCCCCGTTGCACCTGACTGGTAATCGTGTCGCCGACTTTGCGCGCGAGGCCGTCTTGCGTGTCAACGATGTTGAAGGTATTCGTGATCGTCGGCCCGCGCGTGGCGAGGCCCATCGACAACGCCCACGTCAGAAAGTCTTTCGGCGGCCCGCCGCCGATGAACCCGCCGAGCGCCCCGCCGCCGGTATTCTTCTTCGTGTATTCCTCAAAGACTTTCGCGAACCCCATCGTGCCGTAGCTGATGTTGCCGAGGTCGATCGGAATACTCGCCCCCGGCGCTTTCTGATCCATGCCCGGTGAGACGCCGGTCACGGCCGCGAGCGTCGCCGAGGCCGTCTGCGCCTTCGCCGTCACCGCGTCGAGCGAGGGGATCACTTGCGTGTCGATGACCTCCGACGTGAAACGCCATTCGGTATTCCACGCTTTCGTGTCGCCCACGTTGACCTTGATCCACTGGTCGAGCGTGCCCAGCGCCGGCTCCGTGGCGGCCAGCGTCGCGAGGTTCAGCTGCATCTGGCGATCGAGCGCGGCGACTTGCGCCGCTGAGAGGCCCATCGCCGTGGCGACCGTGGTTTGCGAGACGCCGAGCGTCAGCGCGTTCATGCCCGCTGTGATGACGGCCGGGGCCATCGTCAGCAGCGTCTGATGCCAGTGGCCGGAGGCTTCGTTCAGTTCGTCTTGCGCCGTTTTGACTTTTTTCAGCGCCGCGTCTTCCGCCTCATGCCAGCCTTGGAGCACCTTCGCGTTCTCGGCGACGCGCCGGGAGTAATACTCGATCGCCTCTCGGCTGATGCCGTAGTGCTGCGCGAGTTGCTGCACCGTGGAACTGTGGTTCTTGAGTTCCGCCGTGATCTGCGGCATGTCCGCTTTATGCGCCGCGATCTCGCGGTTCCAATCCGCGACGCGTTGCGCCCCGGTATTGAAACTCTCGGCCACTTCTTTGTTGTGCTTCGCAATGATCTGCATCGCGATGTCGAAGTCTTTAATCTCGCGGCCGGCGATCTGCGTGGCGCGCGCGAGCACGTCCATCGCCGCGCCCGCGCGCTGCGCATCGAACCCGGACCACGAATCGACCACGCCCGTGATCGCTTTATCCAGCCCCGTAAATTCGAGGGCCATCGTCGTGATCGCATACGTCGCCGTGCCGACGCTCGCCGCTAACCCAAGCCCCTGAAACGTGCCCATCTTTTCCCACGTCAGCCCCGACACGTTCCCGAGTTCCCGCAGCGCAGAAATCTGCGGGCCAATATGCACCCCAAACGCGGCGAGGGTTTTGTCCACCACGCCCAAGCCTTCGCTGAAGTCGCCCATCGCGCTATTGGTCTGCGCCGAGGCGCCTTCCAGCCCCTTGAGCTTCACGACGGATTTATCGACTTCAAAGTAGAAGTCGCTGAAGTCAGCCGTCATGACGCCGCTGAGTTGCGCCATTAGACGGCCGCCTCCTGCGCCTGCTGACGCGCGAGCACGTCTTCGATCAGCACTTCATACACCGCCTGCGGCAGCGCGCGGATGTCGTCGTAACTCATGCCCATGATTTTGCACAGCGCCAACGTGGTTCTCATGCGGTCACGGGTTCGGGGATCGTTTTTTTTTCCTCGACGGCGCGCCGATTCGCCCGCAGATGCGGGGCCAGCGCTTCCACGATCTCGTCCATCGTCGCCGTGTCGAGACTGCGCAATGTGTCGCGCCGTTCCTCGATCGACTGCATCGGGCTGTAGGGTATCGGCCGATCGTCTTCGCCGACAAACGACCAGCCGACGAGATACGCGAGGATCACGGCGAGCGTGCGCGGCACGGGTTCGCCTTCGAGGTCGAGGCCTTCGCCCGCGTTCAGTTCTTGTTTCACCGTGAGAAAGTCGCCGCCCGACAGCGGCAAGCGCATGATGTCGGATGAGGCGACACGACAACGGCCCATGTGATCCCCGTTCTACCGCTCCGGCGGTCCCAAGTATGCCAAGAGGCTTGTGTCTCCGATTTCGATCGCATCGACGGGCCACATCCAAAACCCGCCCGGGCGGGGGGCCGTGAACAGCAGCGGCGCCTGGCGTGACTGGAACTTGTCGATCCGCGTGATCGCGGCCGACAAGATCCAGTCCCCGCCCGTCTCTTTGGTGCGCACGATGCGCCAGCGCGCCACGACGATCGCCTGCCGGTGCCCCCACAGCACGGCGCCCGTGACGCCGGTCACCGCTAACGTGCTGAACACGGGCGCCCGCTATGCCGCTTCGGGGGCCGCCTGTCTCAGTCGGCGCGCCCGCGCCGCCGCCGCCGTGGCACTCAACACGCCGCCGTTGAGCAGGAATGGTCCGGCCGCTTTCCACGTCCCGGAGAGTTTCGGCGCCGAGAGACTGGAATCGATCGAGGCATCCATGTAGGCCGGCCCCGTCCAGAAGACGAGCGGTTCGGTCGAACTGGGCACGAGCTTGAGCGTGCCTGGGGTATCTTGTTCGGCCGCTTCGAAGAGGGCGAGTTCCTCAGAATTAAAAAATCCTGCCAGCGTCCCAGCCGAATCCTTCATTCCTGGGAGCCAGACCGAG